GGGTCATCCCCTCTCTCAAGTTGCGCCTCTTGTCAGGGCGCCCTGCTTTACGCAGGTAAACTGACGCAGTAAAGCCGTCAGATGATGGTTCCTCACGGAGTCTAGCTATGCCTGTACTCGAACAATTTGCCCGAAGTCTTTCCGGTAGTTACACTTACGACTATCATGACGGCAGCGCACCTTCAGTGGTGTCTGAATCGTCTGGTTATCAGTCAGTGTTCCGGGAAGGTACTGGTCGTCGTCCGAAACCGCAACAACAGGACGAGACCCAGTATTTCAGAAGGCAGAGGGAAGATTCCTATCCCCGAGGAAAAGGTGAGCTGTACATGAACGGCGTCTTACGACGTTCGTTCAAAGGGCAGGTGCCGGGCGGTGCGGGTGTTTTACCGCAAAGCTCGTTCGCTTATCCCATGTTCGTACATGACTCAAACCTGAAGGACGATGCCAGCATCAAGGCTCTCGCAAAGATGAATCAGCGAGATCTTGACCTTGGTACAGCCTGGATGGAGCGTGAGAAAGTTGGGAGACTCCTTAGTGGTGTTGCACACACTGCTGTGGATGCTTTGCAGGCGATCAGACGTAAGTCCGGTCGTGATCTGCTTAATGCTCTCGGCTTGGATCACACCAATGCTCGTGGGTCTGGCTTTGTTAATGCCGCCCTCGCATATTGGTATGGTCTGCTCCCTCTGATGTACGATGTAAACGGAGGGGTTCGTGCTCTGACGCGCCGTGAACCGGATCGTTGGAGAATCATAGCGAAAGCCAAGGCGTCTAAGAACGACGACAAGGAGTTTGTCGTCAATCAGATGGCTCCCTGGGGAGTACACTGTGATCGAACGAGCAGGCAGAGTTGCCAGGCTAGGATTTCCGCGACACAAGTTCCGCTCACTCGTGAGCAGGACCGGTTGTGGGCTCTTGGACTGGACGCTCCCTTGTCCACCGTACATGAGCTGACCCCGTACAGCTTCGTTCTCGATTGGGCTTTACCCATCGGTGACTGGCTACAGGCTCTTAATTCGCTCAAGTACTATAACGGGTGGACGTGCACTTACAGCGAGTATCTTGCTGAGGAGTGCATTTGGAAGGGTGAGACGAGGACTGACGGTACCACTAAGACCCATGCTTACATTCAGGGTCAAGGAAAGCACCTGTCAATCCGGCGTACTGTTACGTCGATCCCTCTTGTCGGGTTGCCTATTAGGGACCCGCTGTCTGTTCGCCACACAGCGCAGGCGCTATCGTTACTTGCGTCGAAACTCGCTGGCTCAACGGGATCAGTCGATCCCATCATTCGTTACTAACCTGGAGTATACCCCATGGCAGTTCCAACCAGCAGCATCACCGTCAATGACGGAGCTGCGACCCCCGTTGCCCAGACCTTCTCGATCACTGATCGTACCGGCCTGGTCTCAACGTTCCGCAACGTCGCGTCTGCTCTCATCCGAGGTGCACAGAATTTCGTGCACGAAGTTCGGCTGGGAAAGACTCCGACGGCGGCGAACCGCGTCCTGATGTCGCTCACGTGCCCTGTGGAAGGGACCGTGGACGGTCAGACCGTGGTGCTGCGTTCCTCCTTGTTCCGGGCCGAGTGTAACTTCTCGCCCGAATCACCCGAGGCGGAGCGGCTGACGCATCTCGTGCTTTTCTCGAACCTGCTCGCGCAGGCCGATGTGAAGCTGGCGACGCACAAGGGTATCAGCCTGGGTTAACCCCAGTCTGACCTTATGCGCTCACCTCGAGAGCGACCCCTAGGGGTCGCAGACAGCCTACTTTATCTCCCTTTAGGAGTAATCTCCGTATGGATCTTCCTCTGGTTATTGTCCCTAGCAGCGGTATTGGGACTTGCAAGCCTGTTCAACTTCGGTTTCACCTCCAAGTGTTCGAAAGAATGCTTCGCGAGGCCCTCGGTGTCGATGCAAAACGACCCTGCGGGCAGCCTGGATCTGACGACCGCCCCATCGGAGGAAACCCCGGTGTATTCGCCGTAGAGTATCTCATCGATTCTCTGATGAGCAAATTCGACGACGGAGAGACTGGAAAGACTCTCAAGGCGGAAGCTGCCTTCAAGAAATTCTTGGAGGCCGAAGAGATCTGCTTTTTCCGAAACCTGTACTTCTCCCAGGATACCGCCGAACTCGAAAGAGACTCGGGCCTGAGGGCTGCAAGGCAGCACTTTGCTGACTTGGTCGGAAAGGAAGTAGATCCGGAACGTATCGCCCGTGGTTTTGGGTGGGGCCCAGGTGCTAGCACCCGCCTCGCCCGCCGCAAGGGTGATCACTGCTACAAATACTCGGGTACGCCCGAGGTAACACCAAACGCCTACGCGCTCGGTTGTGCTGTCATTCAGTGCAATCCGCTCTGGAAACAGAGTGTCCCCTTGGGAGGGTTACCCGCTTCAGTGTGGGGTAGTAGGATGGACACAGTCGCAAAAAACTACAAGATCGACCGGACCATTTGCATTGAACCCGACTTGAACATGTTTGTTCAGAAGGGAGTTGGTGCTTTCCTCCGACAGCGCTTACGCGCCAAGGGGGGCATTAACCTCGACTCGCAGGATGCGAATCGTGAAGGTGCCCGTGATCTGTCGCTAGCCACCATTGATTTTTCGATGGCAAGTGATAGTGTGTCTCAAGGTCTTGTGAGGTTTCTGTCTCCAGCGTTCTTGCTCGACTGGATCCAGTGGACTCGTTCTGAGTTCACAGTGTTTCCCGACAAAACTCTTCACCGTTTGTCAAAGGTGAGCAGTATGGGGAATGGATTCACGTTTGAGCTCGAAACAGCGATTTTCCTGTCGCTGGCGCGGGCAGTTGTGCCTCAGTGCGAATGGAGTCGAATATTAGTCTATGGGGATGATGTTCTCCTCCCTGTGGCCTATGCGGATGATTATCTTCAGTTATGCCATAAGGCTGGGTTCACCCCGAATAGGGATAAGACCCACACTGAAGGCCCGTTCCGAGAATCATGCGGTATGCATGTGCACTCGGGGTTCGATGTGACTCCTTTCTTCATCAGGCGGCCGGTCAATGACCTGCCAGAGCTGTTTTTGTTGCATAACAACTTGCGCCGTTGGCGTGACCGCGTGGATCCTCTGCTGTCCTCTCGACAGTATGATTCCGTGACACGTCTTTTGCGTTCGTTGCGGCGACTAGCTCCATCTGAATGGAGGAGGCCAAGGCTTCCGGATGGCTACGGCGATGGTGCTTTTATTGGATCATTCGCCGAAGTTCAACCGAGGCTTCATCGTGATAAACACGGTTACACTGGTTGGGAATATTTCTCCTCAGTGGTGATTCTCGAGCAGGCAGAAGAACGCCAAACTCGGGTGCCGGGTCTCTTGGTAAAAGCCCTTACTCAGGGCGGTCCTCAGGAGATTCTCCCCGGTATCTTTGAACGCGTGGCACGGGTCCTGCCTAGTAAAAGCAGGGGTTACAGAGCGACTCGCGTCGCAATTCCGTGGACAGCCTTCGGTTGAGCTTGCTTAACAGCTGAAGGTCCATTACGGCGTTAGCAGATTTTTTGCTACGGGACGATTTCCATTGTCCAAAAGAGAG